CTCTAAGAAAGCCAAGAATGAGTGGAGAGCTAAGAATCCTGAAAAGGTCTACGCTTACGACAAGCAGTGGCAAGAAACCAACAAAGACAAGAAGAGTAAGAACTAAAAGAACTGGCAGCAGAACAACCGAGGCACTGTGAATGCGTACAACGCTAAACGTAGAGCTTTGGAGAAGTCTTCTACTCCTTCATGGGCTAACTTAGATGCTATTAAGTCTCTGTATAACGTAGCTCAGTATTTCGATTGGATTAGTGGTGGTTTCGTAAAACATCACGTAGATCATATTGTCCCCTTACAAGGTAAGACGGTATGCGGACTGCATGTTGAGAATAACTTGCAGATTTTGATAGACAAAGATAACTTAAGGAAATCAAATCATCATGGCTAAATTCAAGTGTCAACACACAGGCAATATTGTAGAGTTCACAACTGAGCATGACATTCTGACCATGCAAAAGCATACTGAATACACCGAAGTGCTAGAGGAACCTACTGCTGAAGAAGCAGCACCTAAGAAACGTAAAGTAACTCCTACCGAGGAATAATTGTATGACCATCTACCGAGGGCCGGGAGGCACAGGTACTGCTTCCTCTGAAGTAGATACTACAGAATATCAAGAATTCTTAGTACAAGCACAAGCTGCTAAAGAAGCTGCTGAGGCTGCTCGAGATGCTGCTCTGGCTGCTGAGACCAATGCAGAGACAGCAGAGACTAACGCTGAACTTGCTGAAACCAACGCAGAGTTAGCAGAGACTAATGCAGAAGCTGCTTCAGTTACCGCTATTGCTGCTGCTGAGTCTGCTCAGGATTGGGCTACGAAGACTTCTGGCCCGGTAGCTGGTGGTGAGTATTCAGCTAAGTACCATGCCTTGAATGCAGCTACAAGTGCTTCCGAGGCTGCTGCTAGTGCTGCTGTAGTCAACCCTGCTAACATTGTCTATAACACCAACACATATGCTAACCCTTCATGGTTAACATCACTGGCTTGGAGTAAAGTTACAAGCACTCCTACTACTGTTGCTGGTTACGGTATTACCAATGCTTATACCAAGACTGAAGTGGACGCATCACTGGCAACTAAGCAAGCAGCGGACACAGAACTGACTACCTTAGCTGGTATGTCCAGTAATCGTGCTACGTTCTTGGCAAGCAATGAAGGTTTTGGCTTCCGCAACCGCATTATCAACGGTGACATGCGGATTGACCAGCGTAATGCTGGGGCGGCGGTAACTGCCAACAACGCCAACGCAACGGTGTACCCTGTTGATCAATGGGGGGCGCGTGCTGTGACCCCTTCAACATCCGGGGCGTTTACAGTCCAGCAGTCCAGCACCGTGCCAACAGGGTTCAAAAACAGCTTGCTTGCAACTGTTTCAGTTGCTGCCACGCCAGCTAGTACCGACCAGTTCTTTATCCAGCAGCGGATTGAAGGCTTCAACATAGCTGATTTTGATCTTGGGACTGCCGCGCCGATAACATTCACGCTGAGTTTTTGGGTTCGTAGCTCTTTGACCGGTTTGTTTGGCGGGAGTATGGGCAACAATGTCAACTTGTCCTACCCATTCTCGTTCACCATTAACGCTGCAAATACATGGGAGCAAAAGACTGTCACTATCATTGGCCCTACAACTGGAACATGGAACACCACAAACGGCGTTGGACTGGTTGTTCACTTCTCGCTTGGCGCAGGATCTAGCCATTTGGGAACTGCAAACACTTGGGCAAATTACCCGGTAGCCCCCACAGGTTCAATCAATTTGATTTCCACATCCGGAGCCACCTTCTACATTACAGGCGTACAGCTTGAAGCTGGCAGCGTAGCAACCCAGTTTGAGCGCAGGGACTACGGTCGTGAGCTGATGATGTGCCAGCGGTATTGTGTTTCGCTGGGAGTCGATGGCGGCACTTCCAATCCCGGCGCGGGTGTTTGGTATTCATCAACTGCGACTATCTATCAAATGCGACTCCCGGTCGAGATGCGAGCAGCGCCCGTGCTGACAAACGTGTCGCCAAATTTGGGCATGTACGGCGGCGGGTTTTCCGTAAACGCAAACGCCCCAACTATCAACACAGCAAGCCCAAGCAGTGTTGAGTTTTACACGCCAGTTAGCTCCGGAGCGGGGACGGCGGGTCAAGCGACTTCAGTCCGCTATATCTCTGGCAAATCACTTCTTACTGCGGAGCTGTAAATGTACAAAATTCACAACCCCACAAACATGCCCGTGCCGTGTGTTGTTTTGCGCCTGTCCGACAACGCCTTCATCCCCTTCGACCCTGCCAACACAGACTACGCCGAGTACCTGAAATGGCTGGACGCAGGGAATACTCCCCTGCTGGCCGAAGGCAACGCTCCAATCGGAGCTGACACGCCACTGCCTGCGGAGACACCTGATGCTGGTTAATGTCTTAATCTACATCGGTATTTCTCTGGCTATTACCTACGGCTTATATGTTTTCTATGCAGCAGTAATGAACATCAAGCGTGTACGAGACGCTGGAAAGCTGACTACCTTGGGGAAGGTCTTTGGCTATCCTACTCTGGTTATCGGCTTGATCTTAGACTTGCTGGTTAACTGGTTCGTGATGACCATTATCTTGCTTGAAGTACCGCGAGAGTTGACTGTCACAAGTCGATTGAAGCGGCATCACAAAGAATCAACTGGTTACAGGTTAGCAGTGGTTAAGTTCTTTGAACCTGTGTTAGACCCGCTTGATCCCTCTGGTGATCATATTTGAAATACTTTATTGGAGTTACTTATAATGGCTTTGCCTACTTACCTTGAACTTGTAAATGACATTCTGGTGCGTATGCGTGAACCAGAAGTAACTACCGTTCAGGAAAACGTATTATCTAAACTTGTTGGTAGATTGGTTAATGATGCCAAGCGACAAGTAGAGGATGCCTATAACTGGAATGCTCTTACCGATACCTTGATCATTGAGACAATAGCTAATACTTACGGTTATGTCTTGACTGGTACAGGTGGTCGCTTCAAGGTTATCGATGCTCAGGACATGACCAACAAGTCTGAGATTAAGGCGTTGAGCACTAAAGCTATGTCGGCTTACCTGCTCAATAACATGAATCCCGGTAGACCAATGTATTATAACTTCAACGGTGTTCACACCACTGGAGATACAAAGGTAGACTTTTATCCTGTTCCTGAGCCTGACCTGAACATTTACTTTAACCTGTACATCCCTCAGGATGAACTCAGAGGTGACTCAGACACAATGCTTGCTCCTAAAGAGCCTGTAGTGTTAGGAGCCTTTGCAAGGGCAGTGGTTGAACGTGGTGAGGACGGTGGTTTACCTAGCTCAGAAGCCTATGCTCTGTACAAGGCTTCCTTGTCTGACTATATCGCTATTGAATCTTCACGGTACATCGAGGAAGAGACTTGGGAGGCTGTGTAACGTATGGCACAAACCATCCAAACATTCGCTATCACTGCTCCGGGCTTCTATGGCCTGAACACTCAAGATTCTTCATTAGACCTTGCCTCAGGCTTTGCTCTTAACGCTACCAACTGTGTCATTGATCAGTATGGTCGTGTAGGTGCTCGTAAAGGCTGGACTAAGGTTAATACTGCCAGTGGTGCTCTAGGCTCTGCTGACATCACAGCTATCGGTCAGTTGGTTACCGATAACGGTTCTGAGTACACTATCTGTACAGGTAACAACAAGATATTCAAGCTGGTAGGCAATACACTTACTCAGTTGACCTACGGTGGTGGGGGAACTGCTCCATCCATCACAGCTAACAACTGGCAGATTGCTTGCCTGAATGAACACTTGTATCTGTTCCAAGGTGGACATGAGCCGATAGTGTTTGATCCTGCTTTGAGTACTACAGGTTATTACAAGCTCAACGATAAGACAGGACACTCAGGAACACCTCCACAGGGTAACATTGTTCTGTCTGCTTATGGACGCTTATGGGTAGCAGACACAACCTCCGAGAAGGCTGTTGTCTATTGGTCTGATATTCTAGCTGGTCACAAGTGGTCAGGAGGTTCTACAGGTTCATTGGATGTTACCTCTGTATGGCCTAACGGTGCTGA